GATTACCACACCTATCAACCATTTGATACCACCTTCTATATATTTTAGAAATACCGCCAGTAGCATATCCGTGTTTTTTATGTTTTTTTGTCATATGTTTAGAGAGAGCTTTTCTTGAAAATCCTGTCCTGACATTATAGTATCGTGGCAATCTTTGTCACACCCCTCGACCACAAGGTGGATATATAAATTCTTCTTCAGTTTATTGGCGCGTAGGACTCTGCCAAGAGATTGTTCGTAGTCAACGTATCTCCAGGACTTACTGGCATAGATAACGCAGGGGAATGTTGGAAGTTCGTAACCGGAAGAAATCGAACTTTGGGCAACAATAATGTGGGGTTCCGGACTATCATTTACGGTTTTTATAAAGCTTCTATCTTTCGTAGCCCCGTTTAGTATTGACACTTCATAGTTTTCCTTCCTTAATACTCTAGCAATCTCCTCGATTTGGGCTGTGTAGTTGGCAAAAACAAGTAATTTAGGGAACTCTTGGGCTCTTTCTACTATATAATCTATCTTATTTGACTTAAAAAGGGTGGTATGATTGGTCATTTTGTCTATTTTACCCTCTAACTCCTCAATCTTCTTCCCATATAGCACTCCATTCTCTATTGTACGGAGCCTGGAGCGCCTCACAAGCGGGTCAGCCTCAGATAGGGTAATATCTGCTACGGCCTTCCTTTGCTCCCCGCTAAGCTCAATTCCAACGGTTTTATGGGTTTGCTCGGGTACATCAAAGAAATCATTTAAACCACCTGTATATCCAAAGGTTTGGACTAGGTTAGCTAACCGCTGTTTAATAGCCTCATCCTTCTTAGGCATCCAAATTCTACGGATTCCACCTATTCTGATTTCAACGTAATAAGTTCTACGGAACTGGTCAAAGTCCCATTCCTGGCCGAACAATATTCCAATACCCCACATGCTCATTGGCTTGGGGACCGGGGTGGCTGACAATAGATAAAGTCTTTTCGGATTGTGCTTTTTTACATAATTCAGAGTAGCTTCAAAAATCTGGGAGGTCTTAGGTTTCTGTATCTTATTCTTCTGAACATACATTGGGAGTATACCTAAATTATTGTGGCACTCATCAATTATAACTGTTTCAAAATATTCTAATTCATCCCACATTTTCCGGATGTCTTCTTTACTTATAACTGTTAGGTTAACTTTAGTGGCCCACTTTTTATTTTCTCTTTCCCAGGTTTTATCTTCTCTTTGTTGCTTAGGACATATGACCAAGGTTTCGCCAGTAGCTAACTCCAGTGCAGTTCGTGTCTTAGAGGCTCCAGTGCCTAAAAACAGGCCACATTTAAGTTTCCCCTCGGCTATTATTTTCTCTTGGTGTGCATAGAGTTTAGGTATCATATTTTTATTTAGTATAATCTTGATAAGGATTATTATTTAAACCTCCGTTAACTTCGTTTTGCTTTATCCACTGAGGACTTAGGGCTATGCCTGTGAACCTGGACTCTCCTCCGCCACCCTTTCGTGGTTCAAATCCAAATCGATTTCCCTTTGCCCCGTAGGCTCGGACTTCTTTAGTGAAAGTTATATTAGCTTTAGTTTTTCTTCCGCCGTCAGTAGCACTCCAGTTTTTATATTCAATATAAAGGGCCGGAGTTTCTATATCGCTCCACTCATTAAGAACAATACATTGAGATAGGAAGCCTTCAACTGAGGAGTTCTCCTCGCGGTATTCATCTAGCATTGCAATCTGTTCTTTAGTTACTACAAACTTTTTACTTTCAGCCAAGTCAATAGCCCCCTCAATCATCCAATTTAGTATCCCCGGCAGTTCTTTTGCTAGCAATCCAATATCTGAACGCAGTTCGATGTTTGGATTATCACGATAGTTATTCAAAAACATTAGACAGCAAATTCTTCGCTCGGTAGCTGTAGATGTATCGTCAACTCTAGGTAACATATTTACAGCGAAGACAAACTTAGCTTGAGGTCTGAATTTAAATTGGTCTTTATATTTTATATCAATAGTTACTTGCTCACCGGAGACTAATTTTTTCAGCTTATTACTCTGATAGTAATTTCCGTGAACCTCCTCGATTATATTTAATCTCTTTCCTATCAAACCTTTGAAACCGAACTGACCATACAAACTTTCAAGGTCAATGTGAGAAGTCGCGTCCGGCCCGATTATCATTGCGACTGTATCTATAAAAGTAGACTTACCGTTTCCACCGTCTCCAACCATAAATAAGGCTCTGTCGTGGAGCATTGAAGAAGACAGGCAATAACCACAGAACTGCTGTAGCAACCTAGTCTTTTCTTCCTGCTCGTCTCCTAACATCCAGTCTTCTATACATTGGTCCCAAGTAGGACATTTTGCAGTAGGGTCGTAATTAACCGGGTACTGAATCAATGAAACAAAGTCCGGAGTGTGAGGTGATAATTCTTTAGTATAAATATTAAGCAAGCCGTTTTTTACGTTAGCTATGTAGCCCCCGTCGTCTGAGACAACTAACTTCGGTATGATTGAAAGTAGACAGGCTACTTTGTCTGAAACATTTCTCTTGGTTCTGTAGCCCCAGAGCATATCGTCGTAGAGCCCATTTAAAACCATATCAGAAATATCCTGGTCAGACAGCATTTTGTAAACTCCCTTTTCATATTGGAAGATAATCCCGATTTCGTTCTTTCTTAGGTGAGGATTGTTGATTAAAATCTCGCGCTCATAGGCGGAGAACCTAACTTTGTCCTGGTCTTTGCGGTCCTTAATAACTTTAGTGTAGGCCTGCTGTATCTTTTGGTTCTCAACCGGAGACATATTGTAGGCTATAACCTCATTTTTATAGGAGTAAGTATAGTTCCCGGCGAAAGCACTCTGAATAGTGTTAACAATCTCCTGGGCTCCTCCTGGCTCGAGTTCCATTCCGTGCCAACCAACCTTGCCAATATGTTTAAGGGCTTTCTCGGAGGTCCATTCAGCTTGCCTCATTAGACAGGCTGTGATGTGAAGTGTTGTATTGCGACCGACTGACGGATAAATACTGTCAGCATTGTTGCTAATTAATTTTTGAAAACTATCTCTCTCTTCGATTGGGTACTCTTCGTTGACTCGCTCGAAGAAGTTATTTTTCTCAGCCTCAGCAAACTTTTTAGATTTCTCGGCAGTGAGTTTAGTTACATCATTCACCTTCTCAGGCACGTCGGTTACAGTAATTATATCCTCGATGTCATTCATTGAGTAAGTATTCGAAGTGTTTTTATATAAGCCTTTTATTTTAAATACTCCTTTAGTTCCGCTCTTCCACTTATCACCGGTCTTCTTCCAGTAGAAAGTATCAGGAACGCGAAGAATACGAGGAACGTCTTTGACCACCGGGTCGGCATTAAATTCCTTTACGATTGCCTGCTCAATTCTTTCCCACCTGGCAATGTGCTTGGTCCATTCCTCCTCGGAACACTCTTCTTTATAAATTACTTCGTCTAAAAGCCAATAGAGGTGAAATCCATTTTGAGTCTCTGTTATAAAAGTTGGATTAAATTTAATTTTAATATCTTCTAACTCCTCAAGGTCTTTTCGTCCATCAATATCAATAAAGAAGGCATTCAGGTTAGAGCAATTATTTTTCTTAGCATCTGCAGAACCTGCAAATCCGTTAACAGTAAAATAACTCTCATAGCCTTTGAGATTCAGTTCTGTTTTTATTTCCTTTGAGGCTTGAGGCGCTCTTCCTTGCCCGGTTGAGTCAATATACCGGTAAACGTGGTTAGGAAAATAAGTTAGAAATTGTTTGTTCATACATTTTTGTCTTAAAATATCGAGAGAGAGTAAACTAAAAGCGGTACTGTGCAGGAGGATAGGAATGTAGAAACCGCTCCAACGCGCTAATACCGCTCATAGTTTACTCTCCTCCGATATTTTTTGTTAAAAAAATTCTACATTACCGGGGGAGATTTAATTGTCTTATGTTTTAGGTTCTAATGATTTTTTTCTAATGATAACCTGTGAGTTCTTTTCCAATATATCTAACTGATTGCCATATACATTGAGAAATGCGTCAATACCGGTGACAGGAATATCATAGTAATCCATTCCTTGCCCCCAGGTATAATCGTCGAATATCATTATACCATTTGTCTTTAGTAATGGGAACACGAGAATCGCGTCTTCCAAAACATCGCTTGCCTGATGTGAACCGTCAATATAAATAAAGTCGTAAGCATTATCTACTAATCTCTTTAAATATTTGCTAGAGGTTCCTTCAATTATTTCAACTCTATCTTTATACGGTTTAATATTTTCAGTGAATCTAGCAAGTAAAGTCTTCTCAAATTGAGAGTCGTGCTCCTTGCTACCTTTGAAAGTATCAATGACTGTTAAGTCTCCTTTTGTGTTCTCTAGCAACCACACTGAGGCTCTACCCTCATAGCAACCGACTTCCAGGAAACTCCTATCTTCTATTTGAGCCAACGGCAAAAGATATTTCTTGAAATTATTTTCTCCTGTAATCTGAAACCAATTATTTGTGAACATTAATTTATGGTTAATAAATTAAAAAGGCACCTCGTCTACTTTGATTTCCTCGCTGTCGTCAGCTTGAGGAGGTGTAGAAGACAACGCGCCGTCTGGTACATTAGTTACTCCAGTTGGCTGTGTAGCCGGTGTGACTGGTGTAGCAGTTGCTCCTGGAAGATTAGGAATAATAGTAGTATCAACCATATTTCGTAAGAACACTAATCTCTTAGTATCGTCCCATACTAACGCACCTTTAATAGTAATCTGCTCCATGTCAGGCATACCATTTGGAGCCTCTCTGGTGTAGGCATGCTTTAAAGGTTTGTTGTCCTGGTTAATGAATAGTGAACTCTTATTTTTACCTTCCACTTCTTTTACACTAGGGGAAACTTTCATTTCCTTAGTTAAGTCAATGTTAGGTAGCATTTTCAGAAAGGCTGTTGAGAAACTGTTTGAGTAAGATAACTGAAGGGTATAAACCTCTTCTTTATCTTGAAACATGAAATTCCAAGTTGGACCGTATTCTCCGCCCTCTTGAACTTTGATGTCAACCAATTTACCAGTGAAGCTGTCGTAAAATTTCTCGAAAACGACATTGCCGATTTTATTAGTTCTTTTAATCGCGCCCTCTGTTCCTTCTTGTACTCTCTGACAAAATTTGCCACCTAAAATGGTTATATAGTTACCACCTATTCTGTTATCTAATCCCATATGTTTATTTTGTTTAATTGATAGTAATACTATCATTTTTTAATTAGTTTATCCGATAATTCGGATAAGATTTTATTCCATCGACCTTGAAATTTTAACTTGCTCAATCATTATACACTAATACGGATGTCGGCACAAGAGGTATAACTTGTGTATATTATTTATGTTGATTTTTTAATCTATCTAGTGTAATAGGTGAGCGTTTATAAACTCCGACTCCCTCCTGTCCTTTTTTAAATCTAAACTTTGCACCTTTAATGAGGTTTTTATAAGTCTCATTATCTATGGCCTGCTCTCCTTTCAGTTTCCGGTACCAATCCGGAACAACTCCTCTTTTTACTTCAAGTTTAAAGTATTCCCTGTATTCCCGGCCAGTCATTCCGTGTACTTGGTGGACATGGGAGCAGACCTGGACATACCACTTTCCGCATATCAAACATTGACATTTCTTGTCGCTGGGAGCTTTTGCCACTTCGTCTCTTTTGTTTCTTTGCCACTGAGTATTATATCCACTCTCTTTCTGCTTATCATTATTCCTCTTGGCCCGGCATTTCTCGCTACAATAAGTCCGGAACCTAGCATTTGGGAGAGGCCCGCCACATATTTTACAATTGTCTCTAATTTCTACTTTCCAATTACTCATATTATTTTTTTAGTAAATTTAAGTGAGTCACAATTAGCCAAACCACTACTGCTATGCCAGTACCAATTACCACGAAAGAAGAATATTTCAGCCATGCGCTGAATGTTTCACTTATTTCATTTCCAACAATCAGTAAGACAATACAATTGACAACTGCTAACATAAGTGAAAACAAAAGCATTACTAATAAAATATTTTCAAGTTTGTTCATAAATTTAAAAATCTAATTTTATTAACCATATTACCGACTTCTTCAAGTCCATAATATCTTTTATCATTTTAGGTGTCTTCTTCAGCACCTTTTCTTTTTTAGCTATGAGCCCGGTCTTCTCCACAACTTTTATGTGGTCCAGGTTCCCAAACTCCAACTTGAATCCCTCTAACTCTTTTCTAAACTCAGCGTCCACTGCGTTTATTTCTTTTTCTGGTATTTTCATATTTATTCTGCCTCCATTACATTAATTGACCACAACATTAAAAAAACTCCAAGGAATATTTTCCAGCCTAGCAATACAAACGCTATAATCCCAAATATTATTGCTAAAATTATCTCTAGTCTAAACATACATTTTTATTATTAGTTAATTATTTCTCTCCTTGGCTTTTATTAATTTCATCTCGTGTTCACAATCAGCACAAAGCTCTCCATATATACCATAACCATCTTCTTGCTCCTCACACCTTGAGCAAAGACTTTCCTTTTCTTTCTTCATATAATCTTTATTAATTATCTTTTGCTCCGGCCCGAGGCATTATGTGATTGTCCTCAGGAGTGTCTAAACTAACCAGGGTGCTTGTCAGTCCCCGCCACAATACTACTTCCGGAACAGGAGATAATTAATCTCCTTTAAGTTAAGAATATTGTTCCCAATATTCACTAAATGTATCCTTTAATTTAATAAAATTTCCAGGGTCAGCTCGGTAAAAACATTCTGCCAATGCCTTTACAAAGCCTCCTCCTTGTTTCGCCATTTTATCAACAACTGCGAATTCTTCTCTATTCATAATTTTATATTATTAATTAATTATCTAGTCTTTTCTATTTTCTCGTTCTCTACGTCTAGCTTGAGACTGAGCCGGGCTCTGCCTATCCTTATATTATATCTGTACATTATTTCCAGGATTGCCTCCAGGATTGCTTTTTTTGTTTTCATATAGGTTCTTATTTATTACTCTCTCATTATATCAAATCTGTCGCTGTCTGTCAACTACACTCTCCACAACATTGATAATGATATTATCATTACCACTAGCCAAAATACTAGAATTATATTATCTATCATGAATTTATATCGTTAGTTTTTTAAACTCTTTTTACTGCTCCAGGCGGGTCTTTCCATACCTGGAGCAATTTAAAATGGCTTAAATTAGCTTGTGTCGCTCTGTTTTTTCCTAGTTTTCCAGGTATTCACTCATATCTTCGTCTTTCCACTCCTTCGGCAAATAAGCTTTAATCTCGTCCAGTTCGAAAAATCCACTACAACTGTCTTCAATTTCTCCTTCCTTGTTAAACAGTGTAAAGGCAAAAGCTTCTCCATTTGCCCATTTGTTGTAAACTTCCAACTCCTGGTTAATACACTTTTCAAAATCTTTCTTGGCGGTTCCTATATCTGCCTGGCTCTTCTCAGTTATGATATAAAATCCATTGTTGCTATTATCAAATCCGTGGGCGGTTCCTAAACTATAACTCACTCCGCTGTGCTCGTACTTGGTAATAGGATAAATCGCTAAAACTTTCTCGCCGGTATCTTCAATCTCTTCTTTTATAAGCTTCATATGGTGCTCTTGATTGTCTGCTTCGTTCCCGGTGTCCTTGACAATATCTTCCATTGTCGCGTTCTCGTCCGGGCTGTTATAATTGCTATCAACCGTGATAAAGTATCCTAGATTGCTCCACCTTCGTGGGCTCTCTGCGTCGCTATCGTATCTAATTTTCAATAGCGGTTCCGTTGTTGTCTCTGTCTTCTCATAAGTTTTCATACATTTTTATGTTAGTTTATTAATTTTAATTTGTTAAATCCTCTTGTTTTATTTTATATCCATATCAGCCAAAATCATTGACTGCTGGAATATATTAACTCCAAAGTAAGCTGCTTTAAAGGTTGGTGTTTTTCCTACTTCACCAGTAAGTGAATTGTAGAAACGCATTCTTTTACTGGGGACTAACAACTGAAACTCTCGCTCTCGCTCTCGCTCTCGCATTGTTACATTAATTACACTATCAGATAAAATATTAACTGGTAAAAGTAAAGCAAATGGCTTTCCAAGGTCCAAAGCCCTTTCCCAGAAGCTTCTTTTTTTCTTATATGGAGGATTACTAATTATTACATCCCATTCATCAGGCTCGTAAGTAAAGAAATCTTGGTTACTTTCTAGGTGTGAATAAACTACTTTAAATCCATTTTCAGTTAAAACTTTAACAAACTGACTATCTTTAGTATCAAATGGACACCAAATAATCTTTTCTTTTAAATGTTGAATATAAGGCAACAATATTTCTACTCCATATTCAGGGGTCATTTGCTCATCTCCGCCACCTTGATTGTAATAAACCTTAGCATTATATTCTTGTTTCATATTGTTATAATTTATATTTAGTTGCTTCCCAGAGCGAGTCTATTAGTTCTTTCTTTTTAAACCTCATCTCATCTAAATCTTTTAATGCTAACCACCAACTTTTTAATACCTTAATTGGCTTCTTACTTAATAAACTTGGGTTAATCACTCTGCTAATTTCTTCTAAGTCATCCCCTAGAAATTCTATTAGTTGACCAATATTAACAAACTCCCAATAAGTATAACTAGTTTCATCATAACTATCCCAGCCCATAGCTCCAACTAAAGTCATCTTTTTATCAGCATCTAGCTCATCCCACTGCTTCTTTGTAATTAATTGTTTCATACATTTTTATATTAGTTTATTATTTATTGTGATATCACAATAACTGCTCTTGTTGACCTCTACTTCTCCCAAGGCTATCATTTCAAAATATTTATTTTTTGCCTCTTCTTCACTGTTAGCCTCAACTTCTTTCTTGCAATAGTAAAGAATCTCGTTGGTAAATACTTTATAAGTCTTCATACATTTTTATGTTAGTTTATTAATTTTCTTATTTCTTTGGTCAATCAGAATCTCTTCCTGGCACTTTACACAATAAGTTATGTTGTCCGGGTGCTCGTTGTCTTCGTGGGTGGTGTAAATCTCGTTGTCGTTTACAACTCTATTACAATTCGGGCACTGCTCTTCACCTTCTCCTGGTTCCAGGTTATGGTCAAATTTGTGCTCAACTACATCCTGGTAGCTTTCCTCCTCGCTCCCGGATAATCCAAACATCACAAATGCTCCAAACTCTCCGTCTTGCTCCACTTTTACATCTGTAAAAATCGTGTTCCACTCCTCGTCGCAGGCTAAATTAATATATTGCTCCGGGTCAAGTTTTTTAAGTTCCTTGATAAACTCTTTTACTTTTTTCATACATTTTTATTATTAATTAATTATCGCATTGAACGCATTTTCCGTCTTCTTTTTCCTCGTCTAAATTTAAAGATATCCCGCAACCGCTACAAATTTCTTTAACTACTATATTCTCGCTTAAATAAGTTTCTAGTGTTTCCTGCGTTGTAAGCTCAATTTGTTTGAACAATTCCTGTAAAGCCTCTTCTTTATTGTCGGCTAAAATTGTTGTGTTGAGTATAATGCTAAAGTTTTTCATACATTTTTATGTTAGTTAATTATTACACTCTTGCTCAATCTCAATCTCAAGATTGACAAGTTCGTTTATTAAATCCATTGTAGAGCTTCCAACTTCTCGTCGCAAGTCCTGGTAAATCGCGTCCAGTCTTTTTTGTTTGTCTTTCATACATTTTTATGTTAGTTATTTAAACTCTTTTTACTGCTCCGGTTAAGGTCCAATCATAACCGGAACAATTTAAAATGGCTTAAACTCGCTCCTGTCGCTCTGTTTTATGGTTATTTTGTCAAGTTTATAAATAATCTCCAAATTTTTCGCTATACCTGTCTTCCACTTCGTTGGCTTTATCTTGCCAGTCTTCAAAAGCTCCTAGTAAATCTAGTCCGTCCTCGCTGTCGTCGTCTTTGTCCAGTCCGTCAAACTCTTCAGGCTGGTCAATCTCAAAGCTCGGGTAGCTTCCAAACTCGTGGGGGTTGGTCTTTTTCCAGACTAATCCACCAATTTTTTTAAACTCTTTTTCCAGCCACTTCAAAGCTTCCGCCTTGTTTTCTGTCGGGCTGTCGTAAGTCGTCCAGGTTCCTAATCTACTCATACATTTTTTATGTTATTTTATTAAATAATAGAATCTTTACAATATACATTTTTATGTTCATTTTTTAGAATAAACAAATCTTTTGCTTTTTCAAAACTACTACAAAAAACTATCCTTACAAGTTTTTTAGTCTTCTTTTCGTGTATTTCAATATATCTCATATTTCTCATACATTTTTTATGTTATTTTATTAACTTATTACCAACCTGGAACCGCTCCAGGTCGGTATAAATCAATAATATTATAGTAAATTTATAAAATCGTTGTAATCCTCGCGTAATTGTTGGTCATAATAACAGTATAAATCTGCGGTCATGATTTTATACGGGTCTTTGGTATTCTCTATTAATCCCTGCTCGTCGGCAAGTCCTCGTGCGTCGGCATTTTCTTGCCACTCGCTTACAATTTCATTGTAATAAATCGGGCATAATCCGTCGGCATATTCTGTGATGTTATCCTCTAGGCTGTCCGGCTCGTTGTTTTCGTCCTCGTAATTACTTATAAAATCGTCAAGCTGTTTCCAATCGTTAAATTGGTCTTTGTTTTCCTCAATTAATTTTGTGTAATTCATACATTTTTGATGTTATTTTATTATTAGTTCCGCGTCCTTAGTTATATCGCCGTCAATTCTGACGATATATTTCGTGTCGTTTGTTTATTATTAATTTATTAAATCCATTTTGTCGCTATTTTTTAGCACGAAGTCCCGAAGCTGGAAAATCCATTGCGGTATATCTTTATCGTTTACCGTGTTATAAATTACTCCGTCATTATAAAGCTTATATTGGTTGTCAATCAATAAATACTTTTTAAACTCTGTTATTGTCATAATTTTGATGTTATTTTATTAACTTATTACCAACCTGGAACCGCTCCAGGTCGGTATAAATCAATAATACTATTTTTTTATTATCATACCGTCTTGATATTCTTTTTTCGTTCCGTCCTGGCTGATATACCAAGTCCAGTTTTCGCGGTGCATGTAGGCATTAATTCCCGCCAGGCTCAAGCCTTCATTAATCCATTTTTTGCTAGTCAGTGTCTGCCAGCCGTCCGTGTTTAATGTGACAGTCTTGCCAACTTTCAAAAATACGATTGTATCGATGTAGACAATTGCCAAGTTATCACCGCTAGAAAATAGCATGGCTTTACTGCTTAACCGCTCTTGGTGGTGAAATAACTTGTCTTTGTCTAGGTTGTCCAGGCTTAGCACCTCGTTGAAATGCTCGTTTTTTAAATACTTCATAGAATTAAATGTTAGTTAATAAAATGATAACAACCGCAAGCAATAAAAATGTTGTAAATTTATAGCCTGCTAGGTTGGTTTTATATTGTCTTGACTGATTCTTTTTCCAGTCTGATTGATTGTGCTTAATCATAGTTTTATATTAAAGAATAAATTTGAACGGGTAAACATTTTACCCGCTCGGGGTCTATTCTCTTGGTCTAGTTGTTTGTAGTTATTTTGTTTTTGTTAATGTTATTTTGTCTCTGTAATCCTGTTTTTTAGCTCCTGTTATGCCGTTCACGATATACCAACTGAATTTCTTTTGCTGGATGTAATGGTTGAAGCCTGTTAAAGCTAAGCCGTGATTGAGCCATTTTTTGCTAGTCATTGTCTGATAGCCGTCGGTATTAAGTGTCGTCCTGTCTCCTTGCTTCAATACAATTATTGTATTGATGTATATTAAGGCTACATTTTCAGCTTCAAAAATCACTTCTCCGCTATAAAAAATCATAGCATTACCAGAACCTCCAATCCTGTTGCTATTATTAAATAGCCTTTTTTCTTTCAGTCCTGCTGTTTTCAGCACTTCTGAAAAGTGTTTTCTCTTTAAATACATAATAGTTATGTTAATTATTAAATGTCTATCTGTAATCATTATATCAAATGTGGCGGTGCCTGTCAAGCTTTTAGCTGTGGATAACTATTATATGAAAGCCTTTAAATACGGCTTTTCGTGGTGAGTGTATTGGGTCGGCTTTGTTGTTGCGGTGCTGTGGCGGGGCTTGTGTGGGCTTGTATTTTTAGAGGGCTTGACTAGGTCGGCAATTCGTGGGCTTAGGTGCTAGGGTGCGGGGTGGTATTGCTGGGGCTATGGTGCGGGGGCGGGGAATTATACCAAGGATGTAAAAACAAATCTCGTTGACTTTCCTTTTAAGGCTCGCCGATAGGCTTGAGTCTGGGCTCATTATATATATGTCAATCATTTTTTTTGATTGACTTCCAGGCTCATTGATAGATTGTGCGTAGCACTCCTTCTTTTTTTGTTTCATTATAATGAAGCTAGGGGTCTACCCCTTCCCGACCCCCTACCCCTAGTAAATCTAAAACATCTCCCCCTACCTCCATCCAGCAGATATCAAAAACTGACTCAAAAAAGTCTAAAAAAATTTATTTTTAGGTTTTTTAGGCATAACCCCATTTCTTATGCCTATGCTTTTTTGGCTAATATTAGTCACCGAAAGACATAAGGTAGGCATAACATAATACTTATGCCTTGTCAAATAGGGTCATTCTAGGGCTAATATTAGCCAAGTCAAATCCTATTTAGGCATAACCCCCCTATTTTAGAGAAAACTAATTCTTTGGAATATTATATAGCTAAATATTGCTATATACTGTAGAACAGAACTTTTCTCCAAATCAGGGACCTTATGCCTAAACCCCCTGGTTCTTGGCTAATGTTAGTGCCGTTTTGACAAGGCATAAGTATTATGTTATGCCTACCTTATGCCTACTGATTCGCTAAGATTAGGTAATAGTTATAAATAGTTATGTCAGAGTTATGCCTAGAGATACAAATCTAGCACCCAAGCTTTGACACGTTTTCGGATTTCGTCTATAATAGGAATATGTTTATAAAACAACGAGGTTCAACTATGAAACAAATGGCATACGCTAAAAGAATTCTTGGTGGTCAAGGAGAGACTAAGAAACAGATAGCACTCAACTCTGGGTACTCGCCGAACGTTGCCAATTCTGTTTCATCACATATTGAAAACAAGCCTGGGTTCCACAATGCCATGACTGCTTTGGCTGTGGATTCTAATAATTTAGCCCTGGCAGCAATGCACGAATTCAAGGCCAGGGGTTTCAGTGACTTTTCTAATAAGGATTTGATTGGAGCGCTGAACGCAATTGGAAATGCTTGGTCGAAATTTAATGCTCAGCCTAAAGATAAAGACCCATCCGCAGCCGGTAATAAGCTCCGCACAGTGGTCCTACAGCAGATTGAAAACCAAACGGTTGTAGCACCGGTTGCAGATGCTACCGCTTCGGAAGTGAAGAAGGAGGTTGTAGAAGTGCAGGATGTGGAAAAGGAATTAGATTTTTAAATATATGAAGTTGCATCAATTTTACAAAGAGTTCGAGAATACTCCGACTGTTGAGAGGTTCCACCCGATAAATACTCGGCCGGAATCAGTATCTCTTTTTGTGATATTCAAAAGGTTGGAGGGAGTTCGAGCGCAGAGACGATACTTCGAGGATGAAGAAGCACGATTATTAGCTATAGCGGAGCTTGGTTTTAATCAACTAAAAAATAAAAAAGATGGAAACTCAGAAGCAACATAACGATAGGATTGTAGAAGAGCTGACTGAGGACCCGTCCCTTATAAAGAACCAGGACTGGAGACTTCGGAACCTATACTGGATTGTGACAAAGGATGGGGATAAGCAGGTGTTCAAAATGAACCGGGCCCAGAAGCATTTTTACGATAACTATATAAATATTCCACGTCCCTATCATAGGCATGTGATTTTAAAGTCCAGACAGCTGGGCTTTACTACGTTTATAGACATTTTTATATTGGATTCGATACTGTTTAATCCTAATAAGGACTCAATTGTTATTGCCCATAAGGTTGAGGACGCTACATCTATCTTCGATAAGAAGGTGGAGTTCGCTCTTCGTAACATGGCCGACGATGTTAAAGGAGCTTTTTTCAAAATCAATCACCGCTCCGCTCGGAAGGTGCAGGTGGTTATCGACTACGGACCAGAAAAGGGTTCCACTTCGAGTATCGCTGTGGCTGTTTCCGGGCGTTCCGGTACCTATCATTACGTTCACGTTTCTGAGTTCGCGAAGCTTTGCGTTGCTTATCCGAAAAGAGCTGAGGAAGTAGAGCGTGGTACTTTCCCGACTGTACCGTTCGACGGGTTTATATTTATTGAGAGTACAGCCGAGGGTATGGCCGGACGATTCTACGAGATGTTCCAGCAGAATTGGCTGACGCGAAAGAAAATAACACCTCAGATATCTCAGGTGCAGTTCTTACCTCATTTCTACAACTGGCAGTATGATGATATGGAGATGAAAAAGATTTACGAGAACATTCCAGTAGCGGATATGGACGAGTGCGAGATAGATTGGGCCTCATATCAGGTGGAACATAAGCTTACGGACAAGGAAATCACATACTATTATATGAAATGGCTTCAGTTCGGTGGTAAGAATAGTCCGGACGCGATGAAATCGCTGATGCAGGAGTACCCAACCACGGAAGAAGAGGCGTTTTTATCTACCGGACAGACATATTTCTCTACGGCGAAGGTTGCTTCGTGTTTATTGACAGCTAAATCTGGAGAAAAAGGTGAGATGGGTCACGATACAAATGGAGAATTGAAATTTAATCCGGTATCCTCCGGGAGTTTAGAAATATTTAAGCAGCCGAAAGAGGGGGCTAAGTATATTGTGGGAGGAGATACGGCAGAAGGACTGGCTCACGGAGATTCCCAGGTGCTATATGTGATAAATCACGAGACAGAAGAGTGCGATGCTCTTTATATATCGAAGGTCGCGCCGGATGAACTGGCAACCGAGGCCTACAAGCTCGGAAAATTTTATAATTGGGCGATGCTTGGAATCGAAGTTAACAAGGACGGGCTCTGGGTTAATGATGCGCTGGAGAAAATGGGGTATATAAATCTCTATTATAGGAAGTCCTTTGATGATATAACTAAAAAAATGACGAAGTTCTTCGGGTGGAAGACAACATCTGCTACGAGACCATTCTCGCTGGCAGCTCTCAAGGCGGTGTTCTTTCGAAAAGACACCGGATTCCCGGCGGCAATACTCAACGAGATGTTCACATTTGTTCGAAATAGCAAGGGAAAGCCGGAGGCAATGGATAAAAAGCATGATGATGTCATCATGGCAGCGTCAATCGGCTACGCAATCCTTCAAGAGCAGGGTGCTTTTGACTCACATTCCGGCGAAGAGGAGGGTTTTTCTGTCCATAAAGCAATGTTCGGTGAACAGGGTGGACAAATCCCTCATTAAAATATATAATTATATTATAATTATTAAATAATATAATATGCCATTTAAAACAGAAGAATCTAAAAAAGAGTATCAAAAAAAGTGGAGAGCTGAAAATAAGGAAAAAATTATCGCTGATAGAAAAAAATATAAAGAATCTGGTAGATGGAAAATTGTAAATGATAAATATAAAAAGACTGATTCTTATAAAATATCTCGAAAAAAGTATAGTAAAGCTAATAGTGATAGATTTCGTTTAGAAAGAAAAAAAAGAAAAGATGATTGTTATACTGCTATGGGAGGAAAATGTGTAGAATGTGGGTTTAATGATTACAGAGCTCTTCAAATTGACCATATTAACGGTGATGGTAAAAAAGAAAGACATCTTTTGAGCAGAAATGACTACTATCCGAATGTATTAAAGAGTTTTTTAGCAGGAAAAAAGCGTTATCAACTGCTTTGTTGCAACTGTAATTGGATAAAACGTGAAATAAATGGTGAATATCGTAAAAAAAGTGAACAAACTGGACAAATAAATCATTAAATGTTATCACTTTTGACAAAAAGGTGATAAAATTATTCAAAACTTGACAAAAAGCTTGCGTCTTTGTACTAAATAGTTTATAATAGTAATATAGCGGTAGCATCATCTTAAAAGATATGATAGAAGGACAATACAAGTTTAGAATATATAAAGATGGAGATTGGTATTTAGCTGGTATTTATAAAGATGGAAAGAATATTGGAATTACCCAAGGAAAGACAGAAGAAGAAATCTTTGAAATGATAGCTGACGCTTATATGTGTGCCTTAGATGTAAAGATTAGTAAATGGAATAGATTTTGGCATAGATTATTGAGATTATACTAAAAGATAGTAATATTTTATTTATATGGAAAACAAAAAAAGCGATAAAGCTACTATAGAATTTATTGCTGATAAAAAAAAGGAGATGAAGAAGAGTCAGTATCGAGTTAAGTTCGATGCGCTGGCTTCTGAGATTCAACAAAATTTGATGAACACTGCCGTTTCTTACGGACAAAAATTATACGAGAAGAGTGGTTGGGGTTCAATGGTATTTTACAACAAGATGGCTAACGGGTCATATGATATTAATGTCTACCCGCAGAAGTTAACTGACAGAGACCAGAACAAGTCTGGCGTTCCAGTATCTCAGGAGCCAATAGCGTTTTCAAAGATTATGATTGCTACGCAGGTTCTAGCAGGTAAACTTCCGGATGCTCAAGTCGCGTGCGACAATAAGGTTTACGGAAAAGCAATGTATGAATTGTGGAAACGTAACTGGTCCATGTCCGGAGCAAATGGAGAAAATACATTGATGCTCACTTATCAAAATTTATTTACATACGGATGGGCGGCCTGGAGAGTTTATCCAAGGCGAGTCCAAGTCCCACGAAATGGAGTTCAAAAAATTCTATTCGATGATATTTATAGAGAACCATTAGAATGTACTAGAACCTGGCTCGGAGCAGGATTTAATAACGGAGATGTTTGGTCACAGACTGAAGTCTATTATGAAAAGGACATGCCAAAAGAAGAATTCTTCATTATGTATCCGGAGGCTAAGAAGAATAAAAAGAAGTTAGATTATTGTTCAGTGTCTGAAGAGGCTAAGGATGAAAACAATGAGAAGGTTCAGACTAGCGTTACTATCGGCTATTACGAAAATGTATTAACTAATAGATATGTTGTGGTCTGCGGTAAAATGAAAATCTACGACGGTGAGCTCCCAAATGACGGGTCTCACGGGTCAGTTGTTGTAACTCGTTGCTTCCAGAAAAATATGAATGACCCTCATGGAGTAGGTCTTTACGAAATGATGCGTGGAAACACAGCTTTATATACATATATAAACTCACTAAATGCACAGCAAGTAGAAGCGGAAATATTTCCGTTGCTTTTTGGTGCTCAAGTTCAGAATGGTTCAGCTACATATAAGAGAGGTCCAAATATTATTAACCCTAAAAATCCTGGAACAGAAATCGATGTTGTTAAAACGTCAGGCAATGTTCAGCAGGGTATTCTATATGGAGATAAACAGAAGGAAAATATCGAGTCTAATACTGGTATCAATAATATTGTGGCCGGTTCTGGAAGTGAAGACACTCTCGGTTCTACAGTTATTATGAAGGAAGCCGCTTACAATAGATTGACAGCACCAAGGAATTCAATGGTGATAGGTCTTGAGAACGATGCTCACATTGCTAACACCTGGATGATACAGATTTATCCTGTTGACAAAATATTTATGATTGACTCTGATGAGCAGTTAGCTGAGTTTGCTAAACAGAACCCTGACTACTTCGTAGAGTCACAGGAAGTATTAAATGACGACGGAATCCCTGTTGGAATGGTTGCGGCCGCTTCCCCAAATCTTAGACTTAATTTTGATTTCGACCAAGAGGGCGAGGTTATGGAGAACGTTGCAACTCGTCAAATTTCAGCGAAAGGATTATTTGATGAAATAAAGAACGCCGGGCATATGTCTGACTATATTGATTTCACTATTGACCCAGACTCAATGCTATTACCATCAATAGAAATTCAGAAGCAAACCTATATGGCTTTATTCCCTATTATTACGAATCAGATTACATTGATTTATTCTATGAGGAATAAGGACCCAGAAGGAGCAGCTTCTCAGTTGATGGCATTAGAGAAATTACTTGATATCCAGGGTGGAGACATATTTAACTACATACCTAAAGCTGACTACGATGCTATTATAGGAAAGCAGCCGTCTGAATCTCAAAGACAAATGCAGGAAGAAGAAATGCAGAGGGCAGCTAAAGAGACAGCAATGCAAGACAAAGCCGGTGGAAGCGGAAGAGGAACTGGCACACCAGCCCCTGGACAAGGAATGTCTCAGGACGGAACAGACCCACTGCAACCACAGAATCCTAATGAAGTACCTCGACCACAGAGTCCAATGGGCAGTGCGGTTGACGGAAGTGTTGGAAGAGCAGCGGCTAATAGTGGATTTTTTCCAGGTTAATAATAATTAAAATATATGTCAGAAGGTGAACAAAGCATGAAACAAAGAAAAATGACCTTGGCGGCCAGCGAGCACGCCCCGGTTATTATTGAGTTGATGAAAGATTGTATGTCTCAAAGTCCTATAGTTGGTAAGACCGAGTGGGACACTATTGTTAATGCAATAACCCTAGAGACTCAGGGAACTATGCTAAGAAGTATGGTGGATTTAATGGAGGATATTAGGAAAGGAAAATTACACGAGGATAATTCTAAGGATAAATAATATGAAAGCAAGAGAAATTAAAAAGGATAATTACACGGTACAAATTGGATATTCTAAAGAAGCTAATAAGAAAAAACTTCTCAAGTTTATTTCAAAGTCCGGTGATGAATTCGAAATAAGCGCTGAGGAATTATCTTCAATGCTTATAGGTGGGGTTAATCAAGACACCCTGGAAGCCACTTTTGTTGATTCTAAGAAGATTAACGTTGTGGAAGTTGGCAGACAGCTAGAGTGTGTTTTAGATAGAGACATGAAAAAAGGAGAGAAGATTAACATGAATTACACTCACCCATATCCGTTAGAGTTTGCTATCATAGAACAAGTCTGGGGAATTGCGAAGATAAAGGCGGACACTCCGGTCTTTATACTGACTAAAGAATATATTGAGGAAACTAAAAAGAAGTTGAAACCTGAGCAGGATGAATTTATCGGTAAATTTTATAGAAGTTTTAAGAACGTAGATTTAAATAAAAAATAATTTATTAATTAACCATCGTCACCGTTCACGATACGAGCGGATAACTATATGGATAATACAACAAAAACTCCAGAGGAGTTAAAAAAAGAAGCTGACGCTAAGGCGGCCAAGGCTAAAAAAGACGCTGAAGCTAAAGAGGCTAAAGCTAAAAAAGAGGAAGAAGACAAAATTGCTAAGAATAAGGTAGTTTTGAAGAATGTTCTTGGTAAGGAAGTGCCGACTACTGATTACTTCTACAAAGATATAACCCCACCGGGTTTTGTTGGGACTTGTGGAAAATCAGTGGACAGAGAAGACTTAATAGATGTATTTCATAAGGTCTTCAAACCAGCGGATAATATTTTGTTCTACAAACAGTTGGACAAGGAAGTCTACATCGTAATTATCCCTATTAAGTACGCAACGTCTATTGGAGACTTTAATGATTCACTGGATGGGGACTTTCAGAAGCATGCTATTTCATTTTTGACTGAAGGTTCAGTTAATCTTGATAGCATGAGACAAAAGCTAGAGAGGATTAACAAATTTGTAAACTACAGCGATAGATAATTTGCACAATAGTCCAAAATATTGTATAATTAAATTATAACCATCGGTACCGTTCACGATACGAGCGGATAAATATATGGATATTAATAATGAGAAAAAGATAGAAACAGAGGAAACGCCCGCGGTAGTACCAGAGGTAGTACCCGAGGTGGAAGACGAATCTGAACTTGATAAAGTTTTAGAGGACTCAATAGAATCTGTCAAAGCTGGAAATGAGCTTGTTCCTGAGAAGAAGGAAGAGGCCAAACCGGAGGAAACACCAGCGGAGGCTCCAGAAGAGACTCCCGAAGTTCCAAAGGTGGAGGACCCCAGCACCCCTCCAGTCCCAGAAGCAGTAGCGGAAGAAGAAAAGCCGGAAGGATACGAATTTCGTATTCCTAACAAGGGTAAATTTGAGTCTGACGAGTCATTCGAAAAGCGTGTTGAGCTTTTAGACTTAGTCAAGAAACGAAAGCTTGCTAACACTACTGAGCAAAAGGACAAAATATCAGAAAAAATTGAGACGGCTAAAAACCAAATCAAAACTCTCAATGGGACTGATAGGTTCGTCAATCCGTTGAATGAAAAACCAGCGGAGACAACTGACCCACCGGTAGATAAAACTGAAGACGAAAAAGCTTTGGACGCTGACAAGGAACGTCTCAAAGAACTAGGTGGAGCGACGAAAGAAGACATCCAAGCTATAGTTCAACAGGAACGATTAGCTACAGATGTCAAAAATACCTTGGATACTTTTGTTGGAAGACATAAGGAGTTAGAAGACATTGATGCTAGAGAAGTATTCTTTGACTTCGTTGACGTTAATTATAAATGGCAAGGAAAAGGCGGGAAAGATTTAATGACAGTTTTGGAACTCGCTAGAGAAAGTATGTTCAAGCCATCTGAGTCTATCCAAGAAAGGGTATTGAAAGGTGCCAATGTTCAAGAAAAAGTCAACGCTATGCAGTTCCCAGGTGGAACCGTAGCGAAAACTGATTACTCTCCAGAGATGCGCAAGTCCTTAGATGAACTTGTAGCGACTGGAATGTCAGAAGAAAAAGCAGTCGAGATTCTATCGGATTAATTTAATCCTTTAAACGAAAACTTATATGGCAACTGTAAAACAGGCTACCATAAAGAACACTCGTGAATTGCTCGAAGCAAATAAAGCAACCGGAACTGTTACTACATTAGGAAGTCTAATGCAAATAACAGCTGGTTTGGCTATAGCCGCAGATAACGGAACCGTTGTTGCGGACTTTTTGGGTATCTGTAACCAAACTATTTCAGTAGCAGATGCACTAACTCGTGTTCTATATATTAAGCCGGATACCGATGATACCTTTATCATCGCAACATCCAACAATTCTGATGCCACTCATAATAATCAGCAAATGATTTTAGCGAGTGCAACTGAGGCAAATAACACAGGGACAACTGATACCGCCGGTATCGTTGTACAAGTCGAACCCTATGGTGCCGCTAGCGACAAACTTATTATTTGTAAGTTTCTAACTCTATAATCAATTTAAAAAAATAAACATATGGTAGGAACAATAAATGATTATGCGGTTATTGTGAACAATGTCTTAAAACACATTGCTCCGAAAGTCACTCCAACAGTTCGAAGTGAATATTTAGACTTTATGTATAAAGTCGACAATAGTGAACGAACTTATACTGACGTTGGTGTTACAGGACTTGGAATGGCCCAAATAATCCCAGACGGTGGTATCGGAGCTTCTGATGCCCCAATTCAAGGTTACTCAAAAAATTACGTTCAAATGCACTTTACTAAAAAAGTACGTTTGACTTTCCAAAGTAATTTCTTTTTATTCGAATCAGCAGCCGCTAAGATTAAAGGCTCTGTTAAGGGTAAAGTTTTAGAAGGAAAGAATTCAATCGAGCACGCTAAGAATTACTTAGCTCAATCATTGTTAGCACAAGGCTTTACTACTTCATTCACATGGACACCAATTAACGCTGTAGGAACTTCAACTCCTGTTGCAACTATCGGTGCCGATGCTGTGGAGTATTGGTCACAGGCTCATCCTCGTGAAGACGGCGGAACAGCTTGGTCAAATGTTATTGTAGACGGTGCTACAAGCTCACCACAGTTCACTTACTCATCTCTATTAGCTGCCCGTAGACTACAGTCAGTTAAGAAAGATGGTCGTGGTAATCCATTAATTTCAGATTTAGATACTTTAGTATGCCGAAGAGGTTCAACCACTGCTCAATTTGCCAAAACTATTAAGGGCACAATTGACAAAGGTTTAGCTCCACAGCAAACTAATTTGTTCAACAACGCTCCAGCAACTGATACATTCAAAGTAGTTGAATTATCACCATACCAAAACTTGGCTATGGATGGTTTGCAATGGGGTATGTTTGACTCCAAGATGATGAACGAAGATTACGGTTTCAAATATGTTGAGGCTTTAGCCACTCGTGCGGAACCAGCAGTCATTGACTTGCTAGGTAACCAGGATTTGGTACTTAACTTTAACTCACTCGCAGTTATGGGTGCTTCTGACCTTCGTGGTTGGATGTGGAGTGACGGCGACGGAAATACCGTATAGGGACTGGACAACAGTTTAATATATGCTATACTTAATGTATTATTAATTAATACAAAAAAGTATGCAGAAAATTAAACAATGCGAAACTTGCGGTAAAGTTTTTGAAAAAAAAGTAAACGTAAGTAAGAGAAAATGGGAGACAATGAGATTTTGCTCAAAGTCATGCGCTAAGGTAGGAGTTTCTTCTTGGAATAAGGGTTTACCTTTATCGGAAGAGAGGAAGCTCCACCTTAGTAAGGTACTAAAAGGTAGAACGACTAATACGGGGAGAACTCATATTAAAAAGGGACAACATATATCTCCTGGTACAGAATTTAAAAAGGGAAATATATCTTACTGGAAAGGAAAGAAAAATCCATATTTCTCCGGACCTAATAATCCAGGGTGGAGAGGTGGAATAACCCCTGAACATAAAAAAGTAAGGTGGTCACAGAAATATAAAGATTTTAGAGAAGAAATATTCAAAAGAGATAATTATACTTGTAATGATTGTGGAAGAAAAAGAAAGCCAGGTGATAGAGTTGTTATAAATGTACACCACATAAAATCATTTTCAGAATATAAAGAGTTGCGATTTGTGAAATCAAACGTAGTAACACTTTGCAAGGAGTGCCATAAATTAAAACATAAATTAACTAAAATAATTTAAAAACATATGTTACAAGATGCGCACACAAAAAAAACCTCAATAGTTCTTGCTGCGGCCGTTGGCACTAATGTCATTGTAGCCGGAGAAGAATCTAGGTGGATTTATATTCACGAAATAATTGGAGACCTAGCAGGAGCTGGTAATCTAATTGTAAGAAGTGGGACAGACGAACTCGCTTCATTCGCTCTTGACGCAGGCCAAGGGCTTACAGAGCAAGACCAACCGGGAAATGATAATGTTCCTCGATTTGAAATAAAACCAGGCGAAGACTTCATCTTAGAAGTCACTGGTGGTACTTTCAATGGTTCTTGCAGTTATAGCTTTAGATACTAATCAATTAAAAATATGGACGAGTTTACTAAAGAACAAAAAGCACAACTTAAAACTTGGGCTGAACAGAGAGATGAACTTCTCTTAGAAATTTCTGGTCTAAAAACCAGTGAGGAAAAGCTTCGGTCCATAAATACAGAGTTGGCTAGTTCTAATTCCGACATCGAGTCTAGGATGCTTATCATTCAAGGCAGAATTGAGGAACTAAAAATAAAAGAAAGCGAATTACCATTAGTTATCTCCAAGGAGATAGCTTTATTAGAATCTAAAAAAACTTCCTTGCAAACAGAAATTGAAGTTACTATAAAATTACTTGATATATTGAAAGCCCAAAAAGCTCCTTTAGAATCAGATATTGAAAAAGCATTGTCTATTTTCGAAGTCATTAAAGGTGAGTCTCTTTTATTAGAAAAAATTAATGATAAAGTAGCAACCGTCAGTCAAGGTAATGCAGAGAAGATAAATTCACTTGTTTCTAATTTAGCTGTAAGTCTTGAAGAAATAATCTCAGTTAATAGAAAGAATGTTCTCGAGACTAATATTGTTATAGAAAAATTACCAGCTATGATGATGGAACTTCAAAAGGCTGGCTTGTTAAAAACAAGAGAGACATTAATAAAAATTAAAGAATAAAATATATGAGTTACCTAGCAAATCAAATAGGGGACCCAATGAATCTAGGGTGGTTCGCCACGCCAGATGCTTTAAGAACAGCTTATCCTGTTGGAGCCGATGGCTATTTTGCTATGGTGGGCTCAACAGATTCTATATGGGTTTGGGATTCAGACACTGCGGACTGGGTTGATACTAAAACAACTGGTCCAATTGGTCCAACAGGTTATACAGGCCCGGCAGGAGCTACTGGTCCAACTGGTTATACAGGAGAGTCAGGCGCTGATTCAACAGTCGCCGGCCCCACTGGAGCAACCGGCCCAACTGGATATACTGGTCCTGACGGCCCCACTGGCTATACCGGCTACACTGGCCCAATCGGTCCTACTGGAGCAACTGGCTACACTGGCGCTGGTAATTTTACAGGCTACACTGGCCCTGCTGGCCCAACCGGCTACACTGGGTTTACAGGCTACACTGGAGAAACTGGATGGATAGGAAACGATGGTCCAACAGGTTACACCGGACCTACTGGCCCAGGAAACTTCACCGGCTACACTGGTCCTGACGGACCTACTGGTCCAACCGGATATACAGGTCCTGAAGGAATAGCGGCTGAAACTGGAGCAACCGGCTACACTGGATATACTGGTCCTTCAATTACTGGATACACTGGATATACTGGTCCTGATGGTCCTACTGGAGCTACTGGATATACTGGTCCTATTGGTTCAACTGGATATACTGGTTATACTGGATACACTGGTCCTGATAATGCTTATGCAAATACATTAACTATTGCTACATCCGGTGGAGATTATACAACAATTCAAGCAGCATTAGATGATAATGCTACTGCTGATACTTTATTCCTAGTTTATCCAGGTACTTATACGGACGATACTATAAATTTAACTGCGAATAACCAGTGTGTTAAAGGTGTGGGGTGTTCTCCAAAGGCTGTACTTGTAACTAAGGCTACTCAAATATGTGATTATGGAGCAACTACTGGTGGGGTATTAGAAAATATTAAAATGGTTATGACACCAGTAGCTAATGCTATTGATAATACCGTAACTGGTACAGGAAGTTGTAATTTCAAATTCTGTCATACAGAAGCTGTAATAAGTGGAACAAACTCTGATGCTGGAGGAGCTGCTTGTTATGCAGGTTCAGGAACAAATAAAATAGTAGAAGGTTCTATCGTTTATACAGACACATCTGATAGAGGAGTTGGCAAAGGTAAAAAAGCAGTTAATGTAGAAGCTGGAAGTAATTGGAATATTGATGATGTAACTTTTACTGTTACAGGTAGTGGAACAAGTTCATTGATTGCAGCCATAAGAAGCACATCAACAGGAACTGTTATTTTAGATAAATGTGATATAGATGTTACTGATAATGAATCTCTTGAAACTTGTGCCTTTTCTGTTATAAATGGAAATGGGGATATAGAAACAAAATATAATGATATTCACGTAGTTAATAATACAGCAGGACATATAGCTGCGGGAGGAAGCTTTGATAGCGACGGTTCTTCTTTACTGTTCCGTAGTTCTTTCAACCATATACACATAGAAAGTACGTCAGGAACAGCAAATTTCTTAATAATAGAGGACTCTGATACAACAGTTATCAGTCAATTTGATGATGTTCTTGCAGCAGATGGAGTAGATAATTCAAACGGTGGAGTTTACACTTACGTTAATTCACCTAGTGATGGTGTTTTAGAAACTTCAGGAGCTTCCACACTTGGAGATTCTTCTCAATTAGCTACTGACGCTGCTCCGACTGATGATGCTGATATTGCAAATAAGAAGTATGTTGACGATAGCGTAGGTTCTGGTCCAACTGGTCCAACTGGTTATACTGGTCCTGATGGTCCTACCGGTCCAACTGGATATACTGGTCCAATCGGTCCAACTGGTTATACTGGATATACTGGAGCTGGTAACTTTACAGGTTATACTGGTCCAGATGGTTCTACTGGTCCTACTGGATACACTGGACCTGACGGCCCTACTGGCTATACAGGTTACACAGGGGCTGGTAATTTCACAGGCTACACAGGCCCTGACGGTCCTACTGGTCCTACAGGCTACACTGGTCCAGACGGAGCTGACGGAGCCACTGGCTACACAGGCTACACCGGCTACACTGGTCCGGCTACTCTTGGGGGAACTCAGACAAGCACTATAACTCTAGGGGAGCTAAGCACGAAGTTCGATGCTGTTCTTTCTGGCGATGAAAAATGGTCTGGCCTTACTATGACCGGAACTGCCGGAGCAACTTTGGCAGTAGGTGATATCTGTTACCTGCAAACAGCTGATAGTAAATGGGAGTTAGTTGATGGAATTTTAGACGGAACAGACGTTGGATTCAAACTACAATTAGGAATATGTATATTAGCGGCAGACGCAGACGCTGCGACCGAGATGTTGGTGTATGGAAAAGTTAGAAGTGCGGCATTTCCAGCCTTTACAGTTGGAGCCCCTGTTTATCTTGACGATACAGCTGGTAATATAGTTGTAGCCCAGCCAACAACAACCAATTTTGCAATAAGAATAGTCGGCTATGCAATAACAGCAGAAGATTTATTCTTTAATCCATCTAACGATTACATAGTTCACATTTAATTATATGGCAACTACTCATTCAATAGATTTAGAAGCAGGCTCAAGTCAGTCCTTATCTATTACTGATGGAGACCAGACAGGTTTAGATTTATCTACTGACTTTACAATAGAGGCTTGGATTAAATTAGAAAGCCTTATTTCTGGTGACGGCGTGAGAGTTATCGCCGGTAAGGCTGGTGCAACCTCAGCAGATTTTTCATACGACTTCAGATTTGAAACAGCCGATGCTGATAGTATTCACAATCAATTAAGGGTTTTGTGGAGAGATTCTTCAAATAATCTATCAAGATTTAACGCGAACCTTGAATTTGATTCAGGCGATTTAGCTACTTGGATTCACGTTGCAGTGGTGGTAAATATATCAACCCCGACAGTCTTGTTTTATATGAATGGTGTTGTTATGGCCGGCGGAGCAGTCAATACAGCGGCCACTGCAATTAGAGACACATCAGAGCCATTTGTAATTGGAGCAGAAAATGGGGCATCATTTTTTGACGGGTTAATAATGGGACTGAGGGTTTGGTCAGATTTAAGAACAGCAGATGAAATATTGCAATATAAAAATGTGCAATTACTGGGAACTGAAGCAAATCTTGTTGCATCCTGGCCTTTAGATGACTCTTTATTAGACCAAACTTCCAATGATAACGACTTAACTAATAATAACAGCGCAGTGTTTGTTGAAGACGTACCTCCAGTAGAAGCGACACCTTTCTTTGATGATTTTGAAAGCTATGATGTAGGAGCACTGGATGGTCACGGAGGTTGGGATGGCTCAACAGATTACCGAGCTGAAACAACTGAGGTAAAAGAGGGAGTAAATGCTATGGGATTCCATACCACAGCAGTAGCTCTTATAAATAAAGTAGGTACTTTAGTTGATGATGGAAGATGCTCATTCTACTTTTATAAATCAAGTCACGCTGCTAGAACCTATGTGTATCTAAACGAAGGAACTTCTGACGTGGCAATAATTTATATCAATGATTCTGGCAATATTCAGTATTATAGTGCAGCGGCATATCACGACATTCAGGCTTACAATGAAAGCCAGTGGTATTTGGTAGAAACAGAATGGCGAAGCGTAGACCATAAAATGAGGCATAGGATAGACGGCGGTACGTGGACCTCATGGTTCGCGCCTTTTGCTGCTTGGACATACGGAATTAGTAGATTCGGTATGACATCAAGAGACTACTCGGTGTCAGAATATTTCTATTTAGATTATATAGCAGAAGACCCACTACCATCATCTTCAATAAAATCAATTAATGGACTAGCATATGCTTCAATAAAATCAGTTAATGGTCTAGCTATAGCAAGTGTTAAATCATTTGACGGATTGTAATAATTAATTAATTATAATTTTTATGAAAAATACAATTAAAAGACATTTAATTTCGTTCGTCGTCACATTCATAGCAATGTTTTTACTAGCTCTTTATCCAGCTATCGAACTTGGGAACTGGGAGTCTGGAATTTTTTTAGGGGCTATATTAGCAGCTGCAAGGTCAGCGTTTAAGTTAGCCTGGGAATTTGCTTTAGTTCCATTATTTAACAATGCGTTAGACTGGGCTAAAGAATATAAAAAATAATAAAACAAAATCTATGGCTGGGAGTAATGACAAATTAAGAAAACTTTTGACAACAGAGGTTAAATATATAATAGCTATTGTAGTTTTTGTAGTGGGTGTTGTTGCTCCTTATTATAGTATTAAGCAGGATGTGGCCCTGATTAAACAAAATCATTTTGCTCATATGGAGACAATGACTAAAAATATTGAAACTAATAATGAAGAAATAAAAAAACTAAACGAAACTCAAGTACAGTTAATGCAAGCGATTGCCGGGAACACAGCAAAAATTGATATTTATCATAAATAAATTGTTCATTAAATAAAAAAGGAGGTCGAGATGTATACAGTAGAGGTTTGTATGAAATGTCACAGTTGCAATTTAGTAGGCAGATTCCAGAGTGAGAACGTTATCGATGCAGTTTGGGACTATATCGGTGATAATCCTGATAACATAAACTATGAAATCTGCGTGTGCATAGACTGTAGAAGTGAAATTGGCGATATTGCCGCAAAACAATTATTGAAGAATGGTTCCAATGAAAACTAAAAAGCACGAAGACCGGGAACGGAAGAGATTCAGAGAGTGGATGGATAAGGACGACAATTGGAAAAGTAACGGAAAGAAGATTCATCACCATATTGTTAACAAGTATAACGGCGGTAATGACTGTCAATGCAATTTACTTTATATGGACGAAGCTAGAGAAAAGGCTTGGCACTTCTTATTCAAGAATCTCTCCTTTGAGGAGGCAGCAGAATTGCTACTCAGAGTAGCTAGGGCGAAGAAGAATCAGGAACGGCACCAATAGGGGTGGACGTAAACTGCCCCTATAATTTTACAAACTAATAACGATTATATGGCAAATGAAGGAAGACAAGAGTGCATAGTCTACAGTCGAGTAGTCGGCTGGCTTACGCCTACTAAGAATTATAATCTGGGGAAATCAGCTGAGTATAAGGATAGAAAAGTATTTAAATTGAATGAAAAGTAGCCGTCCTACAGCAGAAGACATATTCAAAGGCAAGTGTATTTTAGGTTGTTCTTTCGTAGTAGTTTGGGGAGCAGTTTTATTAATAATTTATTTAGCATTTAAATAATATGAAGACACCAGAATATATAATGATTCACCATTCGGCTGTATCTTATAAAAAAAATAGGGACCAGTTTAGAGCTAATAATAGTTATCATAGAAAGCTATGGAATTTCAGGAGCAGTCTCGGTTACTATTTAGGATATAATTATGAGATAGCTAAGAATGGTAAGGTCAGACAGGCCAGGGCGGATGGAGAAACTACTGCGGCCTGTTATCAGGATGGTATGAACAATGGTAAATGTATTCACATTTGCTTGGATGGAAATTTTGACCAAGAGAAATATACTGCCCCTCAGTTATTTGCTGTAAGAGATTTATTAAAATCGTTAATATCAAAATATAATATTAAAGACATAATCGCTCACAGGGATTATGCCAATAAGAGTTGTCCAGGAATGAATGTAGATATTGGCTATTTTAAGAAGGTGGCCGGGTTCAAAAAAGAAGAGCCAATATCTTCACCACCGGAACAATCAAACGCAGAAATTATAAAACAAATAATAGAATTATTAACTAAATTAAAATAACAAAAGTATGATTAACGACAAGATTAAAAACTGGTTTGGTAAAAAGAAGGAAACTCCAACTGAGCCAGTGGTAGAGACTCCAACTGAGCCAGTGGTAGAGACTCCAACTGAGCCAGTGGTAGAGACTCCAACTGAGCCAGTAGTGGAAACTCCAGATAAAGGAATCCCAGCAACTTCAATCGCTCCGGCAGTGACGAAGAGAGTATTGCCATATTTAGACTCTGACTCAAATGAGAAGGGAGAGGGAGAAAAAAGTTTTTTATAATTAAATAACATAATCCGCAAAAATATGAATAAGCCAAAATTTGACATCGTAGCTATAGCGAGGAACGAAGAAAAGCACATTCCAAAGATGATGAGTTCCTTAAAGGACTTCCAAGCTAGAGGTGGTAACGTCTATATACTTGACACGGGTTCAACTGATAAGACTGTTGAAGTAGCGAAGAGTTTAGGGTGTATAGTCAATGCTGTTGGAGACAAGTTCAGAATAAAAGTTGACCAGGAATTAGCTGATAATATTAACAACAAATTTATTGTCGAGGGTGAAGCCCCTGTCGTCAAAGCTGGTGATTCATTTTTTGACTTCGCAAGTGCTAGAAATCACAGTGTTAGTTTTACAGAACTAGACATGATTTCTACAATGGACTGCGATGAAATCTTCACCAAGCTTGATATAGATAAAATAAATCAGGCTATAGATGATGGTTATGAACAGTTCGAATACAGTTTTGTTTTCAGCCATGATGCCCTGGGTAATCCGGTAATCAAATTTAAACAAAGCAAGTTCTATAACAAAACAAAAACAAAATGGGTAGGGATAATTCACGAGGTCCTTCGAGGTCCAGCTAACATTATTAACGTTGAAGAAGATGTAATTAAGCTAGAGCACTACCAGAATGAAGAGACTAATCGCTCTGGTTATATTAGAGGCCTGGCTATAGACTGTTTCAATAACCCGAATAATGACCGTAACTCTCATTACTTTGCTAGAGAATTATCCTATCTCGGTAGAACTAAATCAGCTATCAAAGAGTTTGAAAATCATATCTCAATGGGCAAGTGGGGAACGGAAGCAGCTCAGTCAATGCTTTATATTGGAGACTGTTATAAGAAGTTGGGCGATATCCCTAAGATGGTTATGTGGTATTCACTGTCAGTAGAAAAAGAAGCTAGAAGGGAACCTCTGATGAGAATGTCTGAATTCTATTTTGGAAGAGGGATGCACAAGCAAGCTATTGTTTACGCCGAAGCTGCTTTATCAGTTACTCAGTTACCGTTCTATTCAAATCACCAACCGTATTACGAGCATGCCCCTCACGAACTTCTTTATGTATCATACTGGGCATTAGGTGATAGAGTTAAAAGTAAAGAGCATTGGAAGAAGGCTATTAAGTTTATGCCTGGTAACCCTAAGTACATTTCAGACGCTCAGTTTTATAGAGACGAACCGGTTGAAAAAGTAGTTCCGAAGATTTCATTCGTTATACCTACATTGGGTCGCGAAGAAGGATTAAATCGCTGTACGGACTCTATAGAGGCTCTAAATTATCCAAAAGACAAGGTTGAAGTGATTATTAAGCAAGATAGCTTTGAAAACAGAACTGGAGTACCGAAATTAGTTAAGCAGGGAGTTGAGGAATCAACTGGAGAATGGGTGGTGTTTGCTTCTAACGATATAGAATTTACTCCGGAATCAATTAATGAAGCCTTGGCTGTTGGAGAATTAGGATACGTTGCTTTCAACACCGGGCAGGTATCTCCGGATGAAGGGAATATCAATGAACATTTCATGATAAGGAAAGATATTATTGAAAAGATAGGAGAAGTATTTGATACAGATTTCTGGCATGCCGGTTGTGATAATTTACTTCTAGCTAAGATGAGGAAACTTGGAGTATTCAGGAGAGCTGACAAGGCCGTAGTTAAACATTTCCACTTTACTCAAGGAGCAGAAATGGATAAGACATACGAACTTGGTTGGTCAAAAGTAGAAGAGGACCGGGCTCTATTGAAAAAGAAATTGTCAGAGCTATAGTTGATAAAAACCCTAAAAAATGGTATAAATAAAATATAAATAATAATTAAAATATAATAAGATGTACCCTCAAATAAAAATTATAAATGACATAGGTAACACACTTCATATCCCGAATCAGTTGGACGTGAAGGCTCTTACCTATCTTAGCAGCAATATAGCGGCGGGGGTGATTGCCGTTCCTGTTGATAACACCACTGATTTCACCGATGGTGCATCAATTTTATTGCTGTTATCCTCAATTGGAACTGAGAATTCTGAAATAGTAACGTCAGCCTCAAACACAGTCCAGAGTTTCGTAACTCTGGCTACAGTAATGGCTCATAACCGTGGTGACAACGTTAGTGAGATTAAGTGGGACCAGATAGTTATATCTAAAGCTACTGAAGCTGGAGGAGCTTATGCTGTTCTTGCTACTCAGACAATCTTCACCACACAGCAAAACACAGTTATTTATGACACTATCGGTCTCTCAACTGATTACTATAAACTTCAATGGAAAAATTCATTAACAGGACTGTTGTCAGATTACTCAACGGAGATGAGTGTAGATGCTTATCCGACTGACTCAGTTAATTCGATAGTAAAACCAGTGCGTAAGGCAATGGGAATTAGTGATGAGGATAATAGAATTACATCTGATTTCTGCATAGAGGCTGTTAACGACGCTAGAAAATTTGTAGCTGCCAAACTTTACGGTATTCGTCACGCCTGGCAACAGGAGTTTGAGTATCCGATTAAGATGTTGGCTGGAACTAATTTTGTAAACCTACCTTCAAACGTTGATTTTATTGAAACAGACCAATCAATTTTAGCGGCAAGATTATTGTTAGACAACATATTGACACCGTTCAATATGAGATATATTGACAAACGTAACTGGAATCAAGTTTCATTTTCAGTAATGGGTGGAGCAACCTCTGGCTCAACAGCCATAGGCGCTACCGAAATAGTATTGGAAAACGTTGGGGACTTCCCCGATAGTTCATCCGGTGTAGCTTATGTAGCAACGGCAGCTTATACGGAAGAAATTGAAGAGATAGCTTACACCGGAATAAATGCAACAACAAATCAACTTACTGGAGTTACTGGAATCACTAGAACGATTCCTACTGGAACCAGGGTTTGGTCGAGACCCACAATTTCACAGCCTATCTATTACACAGTATTTGATGATAAATTGTATTTCGACAGAATAGTTCCAGATTCAATGCAGGGACAGAATCTCTACATTGACTACTATAAAAAGATTGATGAGGTTGTAAGTCTCTCTCAGGAGCTCCCAGAGCACTATAGAGAGATTTATAAGTGGTATCTACGTTATGCCATTAAGTATCGTAAAGATACTTCTCTAGGCAGTGACGACCCAGATTTGAAGAAGTTCGAGAACTTAGTGCAAGCTCTGTTCAACAACCTTTATACGGGTCAAGATACTACAATAATAACTAATTAAACACACATATGGCATATACAAATCCGCTGATTCCTTTAGTTGATATTCAACAACAGGAACAGCCAAGTAATGAGAGCTCATATCAGTTGGTTACCTTTGGTACAATAACTGGTGGAAGCCCTTACGCCGGTGCTACTTACGCAAATATCTTTGCGTTAGAGTGCTTACTCCAAGACTTAGACGGTTCAGCTGTTTACCAAATGACTGGTACAGTTGCTGTTCCAGCTTGGTCAACAATCGGCTCAGGTGCCGCTGGTGCAACTGGTTATACAGGATATACAGGTTATACAGGCCCTGGAGTAACTGGTGCAACTGGTTACACTGGCGCTGATGGAGCTACTGGTCCTACTGGCTACACTGGTCCTGACGGAGCAGCTACTGACACTGGTGCCACTGGTCCTGACGGCCCAACTGGTCCTACTGGCTACACTGGCCCTGACGGAGCAGCTACTGACACTGGTGCAACTGGCTACACTGGTCCTGACGGAGCTACTGGTTATACAGGCTACACTGGATACTCAGGAGCTGATTCTTCAGTTACTGGTCCTGATGGTCCTACTGGCCCTACTGGCTACACTGGTCCTGATGGTCCTACTGGTTACACAGGATTCACTGGTTACACTGGACCCGGAAACGGCTTCAATGCCGGTCCTACTGGTCCAATACAAACAATCACAATTGTTGATGGTTTGGTCACAGGAATAACTCTTTAGTTTTCCTATTCCCCACTTCTTTTTGCGGATGAGTGGGGGGTTAGTAAAATTAATATAAAATTATGCCAGACATGGAAAACATTATAATCCCATACCCAACGGAAGGAGTTATACGCTCGTCTCAATTAAGTGACACTGTTTGCCCGGAGAACTCTGTTCAACTAGCAATCAATATGCACTTCGATAGGATTGGTTCAATGACTACTAGACTTGGAATTGCTAATTACGCAGACCAATTAGCAGGAAGCGTAACTGCTTTCGGGACTTTAAATATACAAGGAGGAAACAAGAGATTATTCGGACAGGTAGCTAAGGACATTTCAGTATGGAACGGAACTACCTGGGCTTCAGTAAGGACAACCACCGTAACTACAATCGCTAGGTTTAGTCAGTTTCTAAATAGAACCTGGATGGTAAATGGAAATGCTGGAGACGACCCCCAGACTTCAAATGGAGGAGCTTTCGCCGGGACAGATGTTCCAGCTACATTCCCTGCTGCTGATTTTATTGAAGCTGGGTTTGATGGAAGAGTTTGGGTGGCTGATTCAGCTAATGATATCCTTTACTTCACAGATATTGTTCAGTCAACTGACGGAATCAATTATATTACCCCATTGACTTTTGACATAACTACTAACTTTATTAGCAAATTTTCTCCTCAAGACGGGGAATCCATAACTGGGTTATTCAGGGTGCCCAAGGCGCTCCTTCTTTTTAAACAAAATCATATTTATAGGGTGTACGGAACAACTAATGTTGACCCGTATCCGGCTTACAACGTTGGTACTTACTCCCAGGAATCAATTGTCCAGGGGAAAGATGGAGTTTATTTCCATCATTCTTCCGGTTTCTATAAGTTTACTTACGATACTCAGCCTACTGAAATTTCTCGCAGGGTTAGTGACTTTATAAAGGCTATCCCTAGAACTAATTATGAAAACGTAGCGGGGGTATATGATGGTAGGGATGCCATAAAATGGTCTGTTGGGCCACTTACTGTTGAAGGAGTTACCTATGCTAACTGTCAGATGAGATATTCTATATCTACTCAGGTTTGGACTATCTATGATTTTGCAGATAACAGTATTACAGCACTGGTTCGTTATGACGACGGAACTACCATCGAGCAGATTGCGGGGACCTCTACTGGTTTAGTTGGAAAACTTGATTCAGGACATACAGATTTTGGAACAAAGATTTACTATGAAATGATTGACAGATGGCGTTCATTCACTGAGATGTACTCTCGTTCTAAAACAATGACCGGGATAGCTGTCATGAGTGAAAATGCCGGAGGCTCAGTCGTTCAGTATCAAGTTAATAAGGATGATGTTAATAAATGGAACAACGTTGGGACTATTAAAATAGATTACGCGGCTCTATTCCCTAACGAGGTGACCAAGGACTTTAATTTAATTAGATTAAGAATAAGCGGAAACTCTACTGGAGACCCGATAATATTTAACGGTGTCGAAATACTATCATTAGACGACGCTGGATTTGAAGAAAACTAATATGAAACTAGCAGATTTATTTTTAAATAGATTCCTATACAGGGACAATAAACAGAACTCGGAAACGAAGGACTCTGCTTTTGTTTCTGCGGATTCTTCTGAGATAGACCCGGCTTCTATCCCTTCCGGAGGTGCTGCCCAAGATATAAATACCGGAAACGTTCAAATAGATGGAGCCCAATTGGAACCTGGTACATATCCGACAACCACTCTCGATGTCTCAAACTGGGGCTGGGGTCAAACTTGTGCCTTCGTTTCTGCCACTCTAAATACTGTGACCTGGGGAGCTGGAACATTTACCTCAGCTGATGGCGAGGCCTATGCAATCAGTGCTGGCACTACTGGAGTGATGGCCGCTAAAACTTATATATATTTAGACTTAAACGTATCTGAGACCGTGTATCAGAAAACTACCACCTCATCAACTTCGGTCGGAGTTGGTAAGGTTCTTGTCGCCGTAGCTGAGAATGGACCAGCAACTGCAACTTATATGCTCTCCGAGGCCACTCAGATAGTTGGTGATAATATAATAGCTAACACCATTAACGCTTCTAAAATTACAACTGGTCAGTTGGTTGTTGGTGATGCTTGGGTAGGATTAGGGTCAGCAGAAGATGCGGCCGGGGTTACTACTATTGTTGGAAACACAGTCACCACTGGGTATGTGAACGCTCTATCCATAACGGCAACTGGGCAGATTACTGCTGGTTCAATGCTCGTCGTGAATGGAGGCAACACCGTAGGATTTACTCCAGCAGGAGCTAACGCTATTTTTGCTGGACCGACTGGTGCACCTACATTTTATGTGACTCCAGCTGGAGCGCTGACAGCTACCTCAGTAACAATCACTGGAGACGTAACTGCTACTGCTGGGTCTGATTGGACCGGTAATGCAATTGCTTCTGCTTATATAGGAAATTTAGATGCTTCAAAAATAACAACAGGGTCACTATCAGTGTCTCGTACGGATGCTGACGTGACTCAAACAGCTTTGACTGCTGGTGCAAATATTGATAACGCTAAGGCTAATGGCACTACACTTATCACTGGTGGTTATATTACTACCGGAATAATTACAGCTAGCAACATAACAACCGGAACTCTTAGTGCTGTAACGGTTCAAACATCATCTGGTAATGAAAGGATTAAACTAATTAGCGATAGTATTCAATTTTATTCCGGTGGAACTCTCAGAGCTACGTTAGACGGAACATCATCTGGAAACGGCGGATGTAGAAATACCGGAGACTTCTATGTAGCAAATAACAAATCATACTGGATTGCTTCAACTGCTGGTGGCTCTAGCGAATACGGTGGAATTGGTGTTGACAATTCAAATCATTTAATAATAACTTGTGGTACTGCTGACGACCTTTACATAAAGAATAATGCTGGAACTAATATGGTTTATATGAGCGATAGCGCTCAAGCTATCTTTTATGACGGAATCAATTCAGAGGGTAATTTTAATGTTGGGGGAGGCTATGCAGCTAGATTTGAGAGTATTCCTATATACTTACAATCAGGAGCTGGAACAAACTGTAGAATACAAGGTTCCTCAACGGTCATATCTTACGAAGCCCCTAACGACCATAATTTCTATGTTGGAGGTACGGCCTCAGTTGACGCTGTTATAGACGCTAATATCTGGACTAATGGAGACTTACTGGCGGACGGTTCAAAAACATTCTTAACCTCTCATCCGGATGGAAAAAAAGATAAACTATTAAGATATACTGCACAAGAAAGCCCTGAAGTTATATTGAGACATAGAGGTAAAGCTAGTACAGATGGACTAGGTAAAGCCGAAATTACCCTTCCTTCTCATTTCACTTTAATAACAGACCCAGCTGGAGACGTTACAGTTAACCTCACTGTCATTGGAGATAATCGTATTTTCTTGCAAGACGAGCCGACTAACGAGAGGGTGAGAGTCGGAAGCTCAAACCCCAATGTCGATTTCCATTATGAAGTAATGGCTATCAGAAATGGATATCTAGGTGCAGCGGTAGAGTTAGATATAGATGATAAGTCACTTGTTGCAAAAGATAGAATCTTAGTTGAAAAAATGAAAAAAATAAAAAGCATTGAGATTAAGACTGTTAAAAAAGACAAAAAAGTAATATAATAAACATATGGCAAGAAATTTTTACAAAAAAGACGGTAGCTACTATTACGCTGATAATAATCAGAAGATTTATAATGAGGCTGAACTACAAGAAGCTGCTCAAAGCGGAACAGAAGTACCTTACTCTGAACCGGGTGGAAACTCGGATGGAAATAGGGACTTTTATAAAATCGGTAATGACTATTTTTATTCTGATAATGGACAACAGATTTTGAATGAACCAGAACTACAAGAAGCTTCTAACTATGGAGTAGAAATTCCGCCAACCCAAGCAGCTGTGGATAAGATTTACGCAGACGAGGCTGCTAATAACCCCGCCATTAGTGAGTTAACTCAGGGTGGCAGTACAATTGAAGAAATTATCAACGCTTTATCCACAGGTAATCTATCAGGTGTAGTTGACTGGAATGGTCAACCTTTCAGTGTCGAAGACCAACAGGCGGCTCTCACTCAGGCTAATGAGGATAACAAGTTGTACTACGAGGCTCTGAAGAATAAAGAAACTGCCGAAGCTGAATCTACACTCGAGCAAGATAAGGCTAACTATCAGGAATATCTACTTAATGCTGGACAATCTTTCGAATCAGACAAATCTAAAATTGACCAACAGGCGGCTAACTCAGGTGTGCTATTTTCTGGTGGAAGAGTTCAGAGAGAGAAGAATATGCAGAGAGCCTACGAGCAAGACCAGTCATATCAACAAGGTAAGTTAGCTAGAAATATTGGAACTACAGCGAGTGACTACCAATACAAATATGGAAATGATGCTGCTCAGGGTCTAAATAAATACTACAAAACAGGTGGAAATACTTACAATCCTAATGTAGCCAGAGGCGGAGTCGGGTCTTCTGGACTTTCAAGCGTTTATAATCCAAACAAATATAACTATCAAGGAACCAGGAATACTGAAAGAAGTGCAGCCTCTAACACTAGGGCCGCAGGTTATCTTTGGAACAAGGGAAATAAACTGCTAGGTACAGGATATAAAAATCAATATTAAATATATGAATCCATTACAAAGTCTTTTTAACAGAGGTCCGGAGCCTATCAATTTGCCGGAGATGCCAGTATTGAATCCTGGTTCGTCACCGCTCTTTGGTTCTGACCCTAAGACATCAAATCAAACACTTCCCTACGGCGGAGGTTCTTATAACCCTGCTGGGAAATCAACCATAGTCCCGGAGAATGATGTGTACGCTAGATATAGAGACCCCAAAACTGGGGATATAATGCCTCCTAACGAATATGCTCTGTCCCTGGGTAACAAAATACCTAAAGGCACAGGACAAATTCCTAACTACGCCGGAGACGCTATGACTAATCCTAACCAGTCAGCGAATGAACTAAAAGGAAGGGCTAGAGATATGACCAATGCAAGGAATGATATAGCAACTGGAACAAAAGACCCCTACGGAGTTGGAAATAAATCTGGCATTGCCTATAGTCCTACTGAATTGAAAGCTATCGAAAATGCTTATGCGGGTGTCTATGACCCAGCTTTAAACGATGTATTCTCAAGACTACAGGACAAGCAGGCTGAAGACGCTAAGATTGCTTCCAGGGAGGACAGAGTCTTCGCCACTAACGAAGCTATTCGTCAATGGCAGGCTACCACTGGAACAAAAAAGAGTGGTTCAAGTGACCCCAAGGCTCTTTTCACTCAAACTCAACTTAACAACGGTTCCAGCAACTCAGGTTTAGGCTTAGAAATTTTTAGCACATTAGATAATGATATTAAAAACTTCTATATAAATCCTCCTATGGGCTTGGACGACATGGAAAAGAAAGTCCCAATGTATGAGGTATTCAATAACTACTTTGGAAAAATTGAAGCAGGGGATATCAAAGCACAGAAAGTAAATGATATGATAGTAGAAAGCACACTGCCAAATCCAGTGAAGCATTACTTTATTGAACAACTGCCATTGGATGCCCCGGAAAAAGAAAAAAGCTGGAAGAACATCTGGGGATTATTATAATAAAATTAATAAAATGATAAATCCGTTTAATCCTACAATAGCGGATAAGAAAAATCCGTTTAATCAGGCTTCTCCTAGCCAGGAAATGCCTAAACTAAATCCTTCTCCTTCCATGAAGAAGTTTTTTAGCACCTTCCCGACTCAAGCTCCAACCCAATCTCCAACCCCGCGGGTAATGCCAACACCAGCCGACCCGGTTGGCAAGGGTGAAACTTTATCCCAGGGCGGAAATAGAGCGAAGGAAGCTCCTAGCACTTGGAATAAGATAGCCAGAGCCGTTCTCCCTAGAGGAATGGAAGACTATTTTGGTATGAACGAAGACCCAAGTAAACCTCTGAGTGTACAGGAATCAGAAAATGCTAAACAATCATACTGGCGCGGACAGAGAAAAGAAGAAAATATAGCTGGTGTTACTAAAGAAGTAGACGAATATGTTCCTCCAACAGATTTCTGGGGGAAGTTAGGCGAAGTAGCAAAATACCGTGGCTATACTAGCAATGTTTTCACTGGATTTATTAAACCGGCCATTGGAACAGTTGTTGAACAGGCCGGACTACAAAGTAATAATCCAGAGCTTAGAAAGTGGGGAGAACAATTTGCAGACAGAACACTAGAGAAGGAAAGCCGAAGAGCGAGTGCTCAATCAATGGCTGACGTTCCTGGTGTATTTGAGGGTGGATTAAAAGACCCTCGTTATTATTCAAAAACAATGACTCAAGCTGTTGGTTTCCTAACGGCTA